ACCGCTGACAGCGCAGCAAGTGCAGCACCGGGTCGACGCGCTCGAACTGCGTCGCGGTCGTTCCAGCCTCGAGCTGCAATGTGGTTAGCCCCAATGTCAGCGTGCCGGTGGCACCCGCCTGCGTCGCGATGATTTGGATTTCGAGCCCCGTCGTCGCCGCCGAAGGCACCGCGAAATAGGCCGAATAGGTGCCGGGCGTTCCCGACGGCGTGAACGTGGCGCTCCCGATAGTCGTAAGTGTCGCGAAGTTATCCGTCACACTCGGGTAGAATAGCGTGAACTGAAACGTAGTAGAGCCGGCGGATACAGTATAAGCCGCGTTGACGCTCACCGTGACGCTTTGGCCGGCGAGGTCGAAGCTGCGGGCGGATTCGATGCGCTGGACGACGGTGGCAGTCGCACCGACGGTCAGCCCGGTGAACACCGCAGAAATCTGTTTGCGTGACGCATAACCTGCCGCAGCGCCCTGCGAGATGCTGGCGGTTCCTGCGCTCCAGCCGCTCGCCCAGCGATCCAGATGGTAGGCACCCGCGACGGTGACCGGGAGCGTCCGCTGCGCCACCTCGCAATCGCCATTATCAAGCCGGTTGCGGCCCACGGTGTTCAGCACGTTGCCCGACGAGGCGTTGAGTGCGGCGATATTGGCCGCGACGGCGCCGAGGCTGTTGGTTGACACCGTGGGCGCGGTGACGGTGCCCGAGGTGGTCAGGGTCGTGAAAGCGGCGGCGCCGGCCGTTGTGCCGCCGATCGTGGGCGGGCTGGCGAATAGCGCCGTGATCCCGCCTCCGGTGGGGGTCTGCGGAAACGACACGGCGCCGGTCTGACTGACGCTGAACGCAGGCGTCCACATCATCGTCGCGCCCGCCGTGCCGGATGGCGCGACGTTCAGCGAGACGACATCGCCGGTTGCGCCGTCGCTGCGGAGGAACCACGCGAAGTCCGTCGCGACGTATTGCCAGCCGGTCGTATAGGTCGCGTTGCTGCCGAACCACGCGCCGGAAGTGCCGATATTGCCGCTGCCGAGCGTGGTAAATCCGCTGATGTTTACCGCGCCCGAGACGCTCAGAGCGGCCGCACTCAGCGTCCCGGTCAATGTCAGCGCGCCCGCGCCGCTGAGTGTGGCGGCTAAAGTCGTCCCGCCATACCACTGGAACTGGTTGCCGCTGACCCCGACGCTCTGCCAAAGGTTGCCGCTCGCAATGCCGATTGCGAAATCGGCGGAGCTACTGTTCAGCGAGTCGTAGAGCACGAGTTTAGTTCCCGCGCTCCGCGTCGTGTAAGACGGCGCCGCAACGCCGGTCGTGCCGTAGTTTATCCAGTTGGATGTGCCGTTCGAGAGGTTGGTGACGCCGCTCGAAAACGATGTCGTTCCGGTCACGGTGCCACCCGCCAGCGGCAGATAAGGCCCGCCTGACACGGAAATCGTGACATCGCCGGTCCCGGCGTCGATGCCGGTTTGCGACAGGCTGATAGAAGTCCCGGCGATCACCTTGGTAATGAGGGCGCTGCCCGTCGTCGCGGTATTGATCGACGCGCGGCCGATCGACCCCGCGAGGATCTGGTCAGCGCCGTCTATGAGGGTGCGTGCCATCAGGGCGGCAACGACACGGCGGCGACGAACAGGCGATCCACGTCGGCCGAAGTCAGCCCGACCGCGGCCATCAGCGCCGGGGTCAGAAACGGTCCGTTCCGATACAAATACAACTGATTGGCCCAGGCCAGTTGCATCAGCCCGCCGGTCGCCGTGACGATCGCCTGCACGTCCGTCAGCAGAGTGGCGGGGGACGCATGGACCTTGCTCGGCGTGCTCGCCATCACCTGCATGGCCTGCCAGCGCGTGATCTGGCTCGGCACGTACTGGTCATCCGGCACATTGCCGGCCGCCAGCCACGCCTGCAGCGCGAGGTAGTCCGCATTGCCGCCCTGGTTGACCACGACGTTGTCGCTCGTGCGCAACCACGAGGTCGCGGTGATCTGCTGATACAGTTTCACCCGGCGACCTTGCGCGGCGCACGGTCCGGCCGCACCGCATGTTCCAGCTCGGCGCGCAGCGCGTTGTTGTCGTCCACCATGCGCGTGTTCGCCGCCACCAGGTCTTCGACGCGCTGTTCGAGCGCGGTCTTGTCGATCTGCAACTGCCCCGCCAGCATGTCGAGACAGAAATTCGCCGCTGCGGTTTCCGCATATTCCGCCTTGAGCCGGTTGAGCAGCGCATCCTTCAACGCCGGATTGTCGTTGAGATTGATTTGCATCGTTTTTCCTCAATAGAAATAGTTGGCCGCGAGATAGTCAGTGCCGAGTGCGGTGAAGGTGAGCGTCACATTGTAGCCAGATACGGTGTAGTCGTACGACGCGCCGGGTCTGAGCAACTGGCCGTTCAGATAAAATTCCAAACTGGAATTGACCGGGGTGTGCGCCAGACCGAACGGCCCGGTGCCCGGAAGCGAGCCGCCGGGTGTTTCGTTGGTCGAGCGGTTGAGCGCCGTGCTGGGGATTGTGGTCGAAGCGGTGATCGCGCTGGAAGCGTTGGCATACAAGAAGCCCGTCAAAGCCGTGATGATGGGTGCATTCGAGATCGTCGCCGTGCCGCTCAGCGTCGCGCCGCTGATCGTCGGTCCGGTGGCGGCGACCATTGAGCCTGATCCGGTAGGCACCGCGGCGAGAATGGTCGCGACACCCGTCCCGAGGCCACTGACGCCAGTCGAGATCGCCAGCCCCGAACAGGCGCTCAGAATGCCCTGGGTCGGCGTGCCAAGCTGCCCGGAATAGGTGACGACGCCGGTCGTGCCGTTGGGTGCTGCGGCGAGCGCGGTGGCAACGCCAGCGCCCAGGCCCGATACCATCGTTGAGATCGCGACCGCGCCCCACGATGGCGTCGATCCGCCGATTAAAACCTGAGTGTTCGAGCCCGCGGCGAGGCGAGTGGCGCTACCGCTGGTGCCGCCGTAGAGCGTATCGCCGACCGTCGTCATCGGGCTTAGCGCGTTGAACGCCGTCAGCGCGGTTGTCTGCCCGGTGCCGCCGTAGGCTACGCCGATCGCCGTGCCGTTCCAGGTGCCGGACGCAATCACGCCCAGGCCGGTCAAAGAGGAACTGACCACGGACGAGGACAGCGTTGTGCCGGTGAGCGTGCCTGCCGGGGCAATGACTGCGACCGAGCTGGCTGCGGTCAGCAGACCCTTGCCGTTGACGGTAAATGTCGGGATCGCCGTCGAGCCGCCCCAGGCACCGGTGTTGCTGTTGACGTTCGCCAGCGTCAGCGTGCCGGTGCTGTTGAGCGTCGCATCGCCTGAAACGGTCGTCCACGTCGCGACATCGCTGGCGTTGCCGAGCACCACCTGCCCGGGCGCGGTGGAATTTACAACCGCGATGCCCGACGCGCCGACGCTGATAATGCCAGTGCCGACAGCGGTGACATTGCCGCTCGACAGGGTGATGCCGTTGCCGGTGTTGACGCTGAACGCGCCGCCCGCGAGCGTCAGCCCGCCGCCCGCGCCCGCAGTATAGGTCGTGCCCGACAAATCCTGCGAGAAAGCAATAGACGTGGTATCGACAGTAATCGTGCCGATCGTCGTCATCCACCACTTAGTATCGTGGTAACTTGTTCCATAGTTGTCTACGTAAAAGTAGGAACCCGGACTGACGACCGTCGTGGTGGCCCACCAGACCGGCCGCGCCCAGGTCGCCTGCACGATCCAGGGACCGTTCTGGCTTGCCGTGGTTTGCGCGGTCAGCAGCACGATCTGACCGGACGACATGGCATAGCCATCGATGGTCGGCGTGGCACCGGTCAGCGAAGATACGTTTGTAGTCGAAACCGTCTGCGCGAAGAAAATGCCGCCGACACCGGCCGTTTTATCATCGACATAGAGCTTCGTGGCGGCATCGCTGGAATTGGACGGCGTGCCCAGGGACTGGATCGTATAGCTGCCCATGTTCAGCGCCGCGCCCATCGCGACCGCGCCGGTCGAGAGGATGATGTTGCTGCCGCTGACGATCGACGCCAAAGGAACAATCGCGCCGGTCGCCATGTTCGACCAGGCAATCGACCCGGCTAGAATTTGCTCGTAGCCGTTGAGCATTGTGCGTGACATTGCGATTTCCTAGTTGAACACGTACCAGCACTCAGCGCCGTCCCAGAGCAACCCGGGAGGAATGGTCAGCGTCGAGCCGGATACGGAGTAGTTCGTCGGGCTTTCGATCAGCCCTTGGATGAATAGCAGGCTGAGTTGCGTCGGCGTGGCGGGCAGCGTGACGGTTTGCCCGGCGCCGAGGCCGGTGAACGGCACGGTGTATGTTGTCGGCGCGGCGGCGGGTGCCTCGTAGGGCGTCCAGTTCGTGTTCGCCGTGCCACCCGACAGCACGTAGAGCACGTTCGTCTCGACAACCCACGCCGTCATGCCTTCCTGGCGGCGATCGGCGGGGATCGCATCGCGATCACTGAGCAATGCGAATTGCTGATGGCCGCCCAGCAGATCCGTCGCGTAGGCGGTCGGATAGGTGTCAGTGACGCCTTGCGGGCGCACCGGCGAGGTAACGAGGGTGCCTTGATTATTCCCGCTCACGACACGACCACCGAAATCCCCGACCCGTTTTGCAGGTATTGTGAGCGGTAGATATCGTAAGATTGCACATAGCCGCTGGCGTTGGTGGCCTCGATCGTCGTCTGGAGCCAAGCGGTACTGGGCAGCCCGTTGACGGTAAAACTCGGCACGCCGAACGAACTCGGCCAGGCAAAGTAGAGATAGGCGGCGCTGGCTGACATCGAGCGCGACTGATTGCGCGAGGTGGCTAACTCCGAGCCGCCCAGGGTCAGGATGTCGCTCGAGGCCAGGGCCGCAAGCGCCGACGTGCCCCACCAGCGGCGCGGCTGGAACTGGACGGCCGTGCTGGCAACGGCCGTGTTGGTCCCGTCGCCAGCGCTCAGCACCCAGCTCGTGTTGCCGGTCAGGCTCAGCCCCGTCAGGCTGTCCGAGGTCTGTGTCGGCGGCAGCGAAGCGCCGTTGAGCCCCAGCGTGGTCATTACCTTGTTGAAGCCCCAGGTCAGGTTGACCGCATGGACGGTAGACCCGATCTCGACGGTCCCGACGCTGTTGGAAAACCCTGTGATCTGCGGCGCCACGTAAAGCAGGTAATTCAGCGCATCGGTGTATGTCGTCAGTGCCGGATAGGCGGGATTGTCATAGGCGTTCGACGTGCCGCCGCCGCCGCCGCCGTAGACGCTCAGGCCGACCGTCAGGGCGGCATTCACCGAGAAAATCACCGGGGACGTTGTCGGCGCGGCCAGCACGACGGCGATACCCGGCAACGGGACTGTCAGTGTCGGGACCACGGTATCCGGCGGCGGGATGATCCAGATTTCGGCATCCGGCGCCGGATTGATAACGATCGTCGGAGCGCCGACCATCGTCCCCGTCAAACTCAGGCGGGCGGCTGGCCGGGAGAAGGTGACATTCACGACGCAGGCGTCATCGCCGCGACGACTGTTACGGTGTAAGTAGCGGAGTAGAGCACCGCCGGGTCGCCCGTACTGACGATCCGGAAATCTCCGGTCAGATGGCCCACCGGCCAAGTGTCAGACGCAGCGGTAATCGCCAGTTGCCCCGCCACACCCGTAGGGGCCGCCGTCATTATGGTCACGAGCGTGGGACCGATGCGCAGCCCCGAGGTAATCGTCAGTGTGGAAATGTCGTAGGGCGTCCCGTCGTCGTTCTGCAGAGCCAAAAGCAGCGAAAAGGTCGCGCCCTGTTTGATGCACAGTTCCGAGCCGCCGACGCCGTAGATTGAGCCCGACATATCAGACCATGATCGCCGAGGCGCCGATAAAGAACGCATCCATGTGCGCGGAGGTGGCACCCATCGTAGCCGCCACCTGAGTCACCAGCGGGCCGCTGCGATAGAGCGGGAAGCCGTTGTTCCAGGCGATTGCCGCCAGGCCCCCGGTCGCCGCGACGGCCGCGTTGACCACGTCCAGCATTGTCGGATAGGTGCTGCCCGCCGGATACGTCGGATCGACGCCGGTATTGGCTACCTGATAAAGCGCCGCCTTAGCCTGGAAATTGCTGATCGACACCGGAACCTGCGGCGACCAGCCCGCCGGATATTGCTGCGCGAACACCCCTGCAAGCGAGGCCTCGCTGTCGATCTTCGTTGGCGAGAAGCCACGAGCCAGCCACGCGGTATAGGTCGCGTCGGATAGCGGCACATAGGCCGCTCGCGCCGACGACCAGACCTGTGTGGTGCTCCCGCCGACGACCCAGTACCAGTTCGCCGGAGTATAGTTCGATGCCATTTGTCTGCCCTCTAGATCAGGAGACCGCCGGTAGCCTGAACACCGGCAATCGAACCGGGCAAATAGTTGATCCCGGCGCCCTGTGTTTCGATCACCGCATTGGCGTAGACGCCGAATCTAACTCCGGTCGCGCCGCCGGTGAACGTGGACCCCCAGCAGTTAATCGTGGCGCCTTCAGTGATTGACGCGAAGGCGATGGAGAAATTCGGCGTCCCGGTCAGAACGATCGTGCTGTCCGCCGTAGTAATGTTGCCGCCGGTGCCGCCGACCCAGTGAACACCGGTTCCCCCGGTGATAGTGTAGCCGCCGCCGGCGCCGGCCACCGTGACGCACGAGGAGCGGTCAGCGGATATGTGACAATAGCCGGCGACGCCGAACACCAAGTCTGCACCAAGCACAATCGTTGAGGCATTGTCGGCCACCAGGCACATGCCGTTGACATCATAGTCGACATAGACCCCGCCGGGAGCGGTCAGCGTCATGCCGGCAATCGTGAGATATCCCATCTGTACGACGGTGAAGCAGGAACTTGCCGGTGCGGAGATGACGACGGACCCCGGAGAAGAAAGGTTGCCCGTGATGAAGACCGGGCCGCGCACGGACCAGCCGGCTATCACTGCGCCCGCATAGGTCCCGTTGGCGAGGTCGATATAAAGCGCACCGCCAGCCAGGTCGTAGGCGTTTGACGCGACGGATAGCGCCTTCTGGATTGTCAGCAGCGGCGATCCCACGCTCAATCCGGTATTCGCCGTGTCGCTCCCGGTGTTGCTGACATAGAGAGTGAGGCCGGAGACTTTGATCCGGCCGAGCGTCTGGATCGCCTGCAGAAGCTGGCCCCAGTTGGTGTCGTCGGGCGTGATCCCGGCCGCGGCGATGACGGCGACAAGCTCGTCTTGGACCATGTTGGCCCAGTAGCCGGGGAAGGTGGTCGCCGGCGTCGCGGTCAGCGGGTTGCCACTGGTGAAATACGCCCTGGCCCCTGACACCGGAGCGATGTCGCGGGCGGAGAAGGCGACGTTGTCGAGTGCGTTTACGCGGTCCATGTCAGTAACCCAAATCCGAAAAGTTGGTGCAACATTGCGCCGTAACCGCGTCCATCATCAGAGAGGCCCGGCCATCTTGCCGGGCGGAAACAGGAACCCGGCCAGGTCGAACAGCAGCACCGTATGCGCCGGTGCCAGCCCCTGAATCTCGCAGATCAGGGTGCTCGACGGCCAGTAGGCGAGCGGCTGGCCGCAGGTGTTCGCTCCGACGTGGAAACGCCAGTAGGACCAGGTCGGGCAAGTCACCTGCCAGGCAAACGCCCAGGCGGCGCCGTTGATCGGTTGTCCGATCGGCTGGCCGACCGTGTACGCCGTGAACGCCTCGGTTATCGTGATGGTGAAGCCCAGAGTCGCCGCCATTGCGATGATGAAGGGCACCGACAATGACCCCCGGGCGCCGAACTTCGCGCGCACCGCGGCCTGGCGCTGTTCCAGCGGTGGATTGACCCCCATGCAGGGGTCGGGCAGCCCAAGGGACGCTTCCCACTCGGCCAGCAGATTTTGTGTCGTCGCCGGGTTGGTGTCGATCAGCAGTTGAGCCGCTGACGTCGTGCTGCGGGTATAGGTCGGCGCCAAGCCCAGCAGCAATGCCGATAGGTTGGACGTCGGATCAGTGCGCCAGACCGGGCCTCGCGGCAGCAGCCGCAGCATCGCCTGGTGGAAGTCCTCGTCGCTGAAGGCGGGTGGCTTGGGCGGCGGCGTGGGCAGCGCCAGCGTGAAGGCGAGGATGGTCCCGAGGGCGGTCGCCACCGCGATCGTCGCCCCGGTCGGTGCCGAGAGTGTCACCGTGAACCCCAGATCGGGGTGCGTGGCCGTATCCGCCACAACGCTGATGCTGATCGGCGCAGTCGTGGCTCCGGGCGCGAACGTCACCGTGCCGGTCGGGTAGACGCCGGCAAACTCGGAGGCAGGGGCCGGATTTGTCCCGCTCCCGCTGACCGTCCATGTCGCGCTGGCGGCCGTCGTCGCCATGGACCCTAACGACCAGGTTGTCCCATCGGGTGAAACCGTGAACCCCGACGTGCTTCCGAACGCGACGAAACCGCCGCCCCCGGCCTCAATGAAATACTGCGCCAGCGGCAGCGTCAGCAGAGTCCAGGTGATGCCGTCCGGAGAAGTCGCGGCAGTCGCCGTGCCGCTACTGACCGCGACAAAGAATGAGCCGTTCCAGGCGGCATTGCCCCAGACCCCGGACCCCGGCAGGGCGTGCGTTGCCCAGGTGACGCCGTTATCGGTCGATACCGCGACCGATGTGTTCAAGCCGTTGAGGGCGACGATCGTAGCAGTGCCATCGGAGGCACCCGTCGCCCACGAACCGGCCGGCATTGCGACAGTGCTCCACGTCAGCCCGTTCGTGGAGAGAAAGACCGAGCCGGAGCCGCTGAAAGCGTAGAATGCGCCGTTGCCGAAATGGAGTGAGGACGCAACAAACGGGCTCGACGCGGCGGTCCACGTCACACCGAGGTCGGATGATACCTGGATGTCGGCAACCTGGCTGTCCACCAGCACGAAGTGGCCGTTGCCATAGGCGATTTCCCACCAGCTATTGTGCGCCGGCGTCGTCAGAGCGGTCCATGTCACGCCGCTGTCGGAGGAAACCGCGGCGATGGTGCCTGACGAGAGCGGCGAGCCGCTGACCGCGATGAACACGCCGCCGCCATAGGTGATGTCGTTCCAGTAGGCCGACTGCGGCAGCGACACGAGCGACCACGTCACCCCGCCATCGGTAGAAACCGCGGCCTTATCAGAAGCGGCACTGGTCGGGCCGACAGCAACCCAGGTGCCGCCGCCATAGGCTGCGGCGCTGCGTGCCGTAGGAGCCGCAAGCAGCGATACCTCAAACGTAAACGGCGATGCGGACGCCGCCTGGTCGGCGCTGACGGCGGCGATGGAGAGCGTTTGCGTCATCAGACGTACGTCAAGGTGCCGAGCGTGAACAGGTAGCCGGCCGCCGAGGTGATCGGCCAGGACGACGGCGAGGTAATGGCGAACGAGGGCAGGCCGCCAATCGCGGTGATCGCGGCGTCGACATCGCTCTGCTCAATCGAAGTGGTGGCAAGCGGTGAGTCGAAAGTCAGAAACAGGCCGGTGATCGCGGCGGCTACCTGCGTCTTCTGCGCGGGCGTGGTGCTGACCAGTCCGGCGAGCGTGAAGGCCTGCGTCTCGGCGATCGGCGCGAAGGCGTAGACGACGGAGGTGACCGGACGCAGCGGGTAGATGAGGTTCGCCACCGCAAGCTGATCGCCGGTCGCGGCCGTATCGCGGGTTTCCAGCGTCGCCACGCCGTTGCTGCCCTGCGGGAAGCCGCCGTATGCCGCGTCGGCCAGGTCCATCATAAAGTAGACGACCACGCCCCCGGCCCTCATGCCCGGGCCCGCCCAGGCGCGGGTGACGCCGGGAACCTCTAAAGCCCAGGTCACGTAGTCGGCGGCGTTGCCGCCATGCGGCGGTGCGGCATAGCTCTCCAGCATCCGGGTCCGGAGCGCCGGATCCGTCTCGGTGTCAGTGCCGCCGGTAATCGGGCCGGTGGCCGCTCCGGTCGAGTTGATCCCCGGCACCACGGTCGAGAGGACGAGCGGCGCCCCGCTGTCGGTATTGCCGGCCGATCCCGCCACCACGGCTTGCACCGTGACCGAGACGGTGGTGCCGATGACGCTGGCGGTTGCCAGGGTGACGAACTGGGTCAGGTCCGACCGTGCGCAGAGCGTGCCGGCCGGCAACGGCGTGGCCGCAACGCCCGTGAACGCGGCTGGACCACTGGCAAACGTCGGGACCTCGCGTAGCACCGGCGTTGGCGCCATGGCGGCCCACGCTTCGAGATATTCGGCGGTCGCGGTGAACGGCACCGCCTGGCTTGCGATCCAGTCGAGATAGCCATAATGGAGATACGCGAGCCCGGCCTGCACCCATGCGAGCACGCGCAGCGCGGAGCGGCGCAGAAAGCCGTCGGCGTTCGGCAGGTCTGATGCAGTGATGTCCTGCATCGCCTGGGTCCGCAATGTCGTAAGCGTCGGGCGGGGAAACGGCACCTTAGCCTACCTGCGACCACGCATACGAGTACACGGAGGCTTTGCCGCTCGGTTCGGTGATCGTGACTGTCATGCCGATTTGGCCTTTCCCGATGAACTGAGGCACCACGCTGACCGACGCCGCCACGTTATCGTCCAGCATCCATTGCAGGGCTTTGGTCGCGGTGTCGGTGATCCAGTTCAGCGTGTCGGTCGTGGTCTGGCGCCAGAACACCTGCCAGAGCTTCGATCCTATCAGGTC